AGTACTTTTAAACAGTACAATGTTACCAAATCTTTATATGAAACTAAGGAAGTTCCTTCCCAATCAACACCGGTAGTAAACTCGTAATTATCGAGTTGAAAACCAGGGGGCTTGGGGGCCTCCTCCATCGCTAAACTCCACAGCGGCCAATCCCCAGATGGACCTTGAATAGGTAGAGAATAATTCTCATGAATTTTCCTACACATTCGAAGTTCCAAGTCAGATGGAATATATCTACCTATACATGGTAAACCAACCCCACCTAATCTTTCTGGAATAAACCAAGGACGCATTTTAGCTACCAAAGATCGTTTATTATAAGCTATAAAGTTCGTTAGAACCTTTTCACGTAACAAAAATCCTTGTTGATCATGATATTCAGATATTTTAATATCTGGACATGTATCAATAAGCTTGCGTGCCCTAGCACCCAATGATCTCTCCAAATCATCACTATTCGCCGATTCACCCGATCGAGTAAAACCCATCAGTAGACCTAGATTAATAAAATCTGACCTACGGAAGAAATGTTCATAAACATACTCTTCACCTTGATGTTTTCCCGATTCATGGTATCTCACCTCTGTTCGAAAACAGCCCGCGGGGGAATGGAAAAAGCAGGTTGAGTTCATATTCAAGAAATAACTTGAATAATAAACTTTACCTACCGATTCTTTCAAACCACAAAAAGCGGTCACTTGTTTCCAAATGGAACGACCTAGTGAATTAGTAACCATAACACAATCATCTCCGTTAATGCACATCTTTGCATTAGCTAAACTTATATACGATGTAAACTCTTGTTTATCAGATAACTCCAAAGCCCATCTACACAATGCACCATTTATGATGCACAATATAGGGAATGAAGTTACTGAACCCATTAATTGACCAGTAGTCTGATCAGCTTCTAAACCTTCAATTTCTGAATCTTTAGGGCCGACCATAATATGACCTGTTAATGAGCGTTTAAACAAGTATGTAAATTGGGGATCTAACTCCAAAACTTTACATATCTCATCTACAACAATATCCGAACACCAACCATGTAACTCGTTAGTTGCGTTTTTATAATCCACTGATAAATACCGTAAAGTACTATCAAGTGTTTTACCTAAACGTTTCTGGATAAACTCAGGTGTTATCTCCTGGCCTATCAACGAAAAACATGGATTTTCTTGCACAGTCTTCCACAAAAACTTTTGTAAAGGTTTTAGGGCTGTGTACAATAAAGGTGGTCCGGTTGTGATGGTTCTTATCTTTAATGCCTCTGGCAATGATAAGGGAGTAGCCTTTGGCGACTCTTTGACTGCTGCATCCAACACCCGATTATAAATCTCTGCAAAAACTAACTGCAGTCTTTTCTTATCGATATGGATCCGTGACTTTTGGGTAGGACCTCTTGTCCCACGCGTCACTTTCGTACATATTTTACTTACCACCAATAACTCAGTACTCGCGATCCCTTTAAAAAGATCAGGTCGATGCTCTAAGATTTCTCCCAAAGCACCGAAAGCACCACGACTTGCATTATAATGTGAGTTCTTCGAAAAGATAAAAGTTTTAATTTTATCCAATTCGGAAAACTGTACATACTTCGAACCACCACGCCTTTTGTTTAAAAACAACTCACGCACAGTTCGACGCAATTCATGATCCACTGATTCAATATTTAAAGAATCTGGAGTCTTGATATTACTGCATTTATGCAGAGTAGTTAACAAATGACTACTCGTCGGCATAAATGTTGGTTCTGTTAAAGTCCAGAAAGTTTCAACAGACGCACGAAGTAATTGTTTCTCATCCGGTCTAGGCATTCCTCGTTTTGCACCGAGTATTGTCTGACTGAATGATTCAAAAATCTTTCTTCGTTCATCTGGAAATTCCAGATCCTTCCACTTTATAACCATCGATATCCACCGACCTGCTCTACCACAAAGCAGCATGTGTGGAATATCCCATATATCTGTCGCTCCTTCAATGAGTGCTGGATATGGAACATCATCCTGTCGTTCATCACCAAATATCATCACTGCACTATAAAAGGCAGCGAGCTTGTATTTGACGAACGCCATTGACGATTGACACTGAAGACTTGATGTCTCCCAGTGCCTATACGAAGTTAATGGACTAAATCCTTTAGGATTAAACCCGTGTAAAATGCAAATCTTCATTATGACATTCACGCAATCGTGAATGAATCCAGAATCGTGCTTTGCAACACAACCCTGAAGGAGAAATAGGTTTCTACCATCAACCCCTGTA